GATTCGAACCCACGTGAGATTGCTCTCAAACTGATTTCGAGTCAGCCCCGTTATGACCGCTTCGATACCTCTCCATCTCTCATCACAACGGCCGCGCAGAAGCGCACCCTGCTATTTTATCGGATTTTTGAAGTCACATAGTGCCAAACTGTACACAAGATTCGATTTTCTAAAAGTATATCATAAAGGCGGAATCATGTCAACTTGTCGGCTTCGCTTCTGTCGGCATTTTTGGCTCTGTTTCGGCCTTAATGCGGTCAATTTCAAGGGCCGTGTTGGTGGTATATGGGCTAAGATCAATAATGGTTTGCTTTGAGATTGATCCCATATCATGTTGTGTTTTTAATTCGTTCATCATATTTTGCGTGTCAATCGGCCTGTTGAAATTGAATGTAATATTCATATCAAGAAAATTATCGTCGGAAAATGTTTTGCCTTGCAAGGCGAGCAATTTTCTAAAATAGATAAATCGCTGGAAAAATCCATCTTTAATCACCTTTGCCATTTTTTTCGCGCGGTTGTCGCTTTGACTAAATAGCAGTTTTAGCGAAATTTCCGACACGTTCGCAATATTGCTCTGACCAATTACGGCGCTTGGCACACATGCAATTGTATAAAGCTGTTGGATCAGGTTATCAAGCTCCAGTTTAATGCTGTTATAATCAAGCTCAGCGCTTGCGTATTTAAAGTTTCCGCCTGCTTCGTAATTGAGCGTCTCACCACACATATCCTTGCTGATAGAGGAATCAATGCCGCGCCCAATGCTTACACCCAGCGGATTTAACGATAGCGTAGTAATACTATCATCCAATTTGGAAAGCAATTTCTCAATTTTGTCCATTACCGGAATCAGATCATTCATCGGAGCGTCGCCGAAAAAATTATATTCCGTTTTGTCAAGCAGCGCATAGTGGATCGGAAGTCCGGTCAAATTCGGCTTTTCATCTTTTAAAACGCTGTCTTGATATACCTGCACTTTATCAGGATAATACACATAATAATGCTTTATTCCAGATTCCGCGTCCTGCCAATATTCTACAAATGCAATATAGTTTTCCTCATCGCTATAGACAGGATAGGCAGATTCATTCGCGATTAAATGGCATTTTACAACATCGCCGTCAAGATAATCATACTCAAATGAGTTGCCGTACCGGTCTAAATCCTGTGCGATTTTATAATCAATTGTATCAAAACGCCCTTTTTTATAAATGCGGTTGAACTCTTTCACAAGCCCCTGATCGCCGTTGATTGAGATAGGATTACCCAAAATATAGGAGGTGTGAAAATCCGAAATACTCTTGAGCGTCTGGAGCACAATCTTAGCTGTTTTATAAGTTTCGCCTTTAAATTTAAAGTCAGGCCTATGCAGCACTTTATGTAGGCGCAAGAAATATTGTTTAATATTAAGCACATTGGCAATGCGTTTTTGATGCTCAATTTCTTGCGGGACATCTTCCCACCAATACGGTTTTGTAATATCTATCATATAACCACCCCTTATCTGTAATTAATTCCACATTTAATGCCTTGGATTGCCATTCCCATTGCCATTACAAGATCATCGTGGGAGCCGCGTATAGCGTTCATCTTTCCGTCGCTGAATTCATAAACTTTCAACTCCTGCAACAGGTCTTTGCTTTTAACAATCATTTGATTTGTTTCAAATAATTCGACAAAATCGTTAATTAGCATCGGTTTGGACTTCTGATTGGTCATCCAACCAACCTTTGGCAACAGACATTGGGAGCGCGCGTCATACTCCATATAGGAGTACATATTTCTGTAATGGAATTCGTTAAATAATTTGTCTACGACTGTATGCCCCGCCGATTGCTTTTCAACAACAAGATTCGCATTTTTATAAAAAATACCAATATCTCTCACAATTCGCGAATAGGCATACGGTTTAATTTTATTGCTTTTAAATTCGGCACATTGTTCACAATTCGCATTCAAAACTTCAAGCGCCGAATAATCCTCTCCGATACCTTCCCCGGTATCAACGCCGATATAATACCGCGTGCCTAATTTTGGCAGATTCCAAATTGTAAGACCATTGTTTAGCCACGTTTTGAGCGTCGCGGGAAAATCCTTCGGAAGCATTTCCCGTGTAATCGTTTTAAAATTATCAATGCTGATTAGATTGTCATGGATTGTCTGCGCGTCGAAAATATTACAGCCGGTACTGACAAATGCTTCAAGTGGTTCAGATGGGAATTCTTGTTTAAAAGCGTGTTCGCTTGTATTTGCTATTTTCAGGCGACGCCATACAATCTGTTCCAGAGTTGCCCCTTTTTTAATCAGCAGCTTCTCTTCAGACGTTAATCCGTCTTTTGAGGATTTACTGCTTTCAGAGGGTAATTTACCGTGCAAATTTACGTAACGCTTGGAGAATTCTCTGTATTCGTCCTTAAACATTATTTTATCGTCGATCCAGCTGAAAAAAAACGGCTTGTACATATTTTCACGGCGTTCTGCTTTGGCCCATAACTCCTGAAAATAATTCATTCCGTTTGCCGTCGATTCCAAAATAATTGTGCCGTGCGGAGTTAATGCCTGCTCAATTGCAATCAGTTGTTTCCTGATTGTGTCTTTGCAAAAGGCGACCTCTGAGATATGCGCAAATGTAATAGTGGCACCGCGCGACACATCCTTATTTCCGCAAGTTGTGCAGACAATGTGACTGCCATTAACAAAACTTAACTCTTTCTTATTATTATTATAAATTGGCACCTTAACAGGTTCCGCCATATTATTATATAGCTGTTTTAATTTATTAAAAATCTCAGCCGCCGACTGAATTGAGTATGACATTAAAAGACATGTGCTGTTCGGTTTTGTAATTGCCGTGTAAATACTTTGCGCGACCGCAAGTGTTGAGATACCTAATTGTCGGCTTTTTAAAATAATATTGTATTTCTCCTCATTTTTCAATAAATACCTTTGTTGGGGATTTAATTTGAATTTAACACGTTTTCCGTCCTTATTTATAACCCACATAAAGTTCTGCATAAATAAAAGCGGGTCGGTAAATAATTTCTTTAATTTTTCTTCGATTGTCATTCATACACCCCAATTCTATATTCTATTTCTAATGAATTAAATCATAAAATTATAAAAAATACTCAAGGCAGTATAGTTATACCACCATGAGTAATAATCAGATTATCAATCTAATTAATCATCTTTTAAATCATTTTCACTCATATTTTCGACCATACTTAACAGGTCGTTCCGTTTATCATCCGCAAAGAATTTGTGCGAAAAATCAACAAATGCCTTAAATGCGTCCGTGCTGTCTTGTGCTTTGCGAAAGTATATGTTATATAATTCAATCATTTTCTTCTGATTTTCGCGCTTTAAAAGCCACTTAACGGCCGTCTGCACATCTTCCTCAAGCAACCAATTCTCAGCCGCCTTGTCTGTGCTTTCTTGCGGAAACACCTTATAGGCGCTTTTTAAGTCGTTAAATGTTTTACACGTCTGCGGCAGTAATTCAGGTGCATACTTCCAAATTATATAATACACTTTTGCGTCTGATTTCACAATTTTTTTGAGATGAGCTTTGACTGATTCTTCAGGCCGCACCGTACTTTTATTCCGCGCCATTTTGTTCACCTAACTTTTTTAAAATCGCGTTAATCTGCCTTTGATTTATTATTCCGCGTTTGTACGCCGCCTGCAACTTTGCAAATGCTTTCCAGTTTTGCAATAATACAGATTGATTCCGCTTTAAAGCGTTAGCTAATTCAATAGTCATAAAAATTCCTCCTAATCCGATTTTCCATGCCTGTGAGCATAATCTCTCTCCATGCCAATCTTAATACGTTTCTATAAACCTTATATGTATTGTGATTTTGAATTAATGTGATACTGATAGAAGGTTACTAATAATACCTTCTATTAGTGTACCTTTTTTCCAAACTATCCATTTACAATCACATATGACTGATAGCTTACACTGTCGGGAATATGATACTGCTTTTTATTCTCTGAATTTTCAATCAGGGGGTTTTAGTAGTAACTGATAAGAATATACTCTTTTATCAGTTACCCCTTAAACCCCTATACTACCTATTGACAATAATAAACGGATAGCCATTGCACACTACATTATATTGTGCTTTTATCTTTTTATTTAATCTTATCTTTTGGAATTTACCCACGGAAAGTATTTGTTGAATACTCCGTTTCCATTGTAATTCTGTTTGTCCTTTACCTCTAA